GGAAACTCGCGACCCTCACCTTGGCAAGGTGATGCTCTACCGCTGAGCTACTTTCGCAATTGTAGGTCATCGCTTAACCTACGGTGAGTGTACCTTTCACCTTGTTCCCTCTCGGTACTACGATTTTTTTGTGGAGAATAACGGAGTCGAACCGTTGACCTCCTGCGTGCAAGGCAGGCGCTCTAGCCAGCTGAGCTAATTCCCCATCAGGTTATTTTAGAAGGACAACCTAAACCTTCCGACTTTCGTCATTGACTCCACTTAGCTTTTAAGAGACTAAGAACTCTGTCGAGTACTTGACTGCGACTATATATGTAACCCATCTATGATAGGTTCTGGTTTAGCGTACCAGTGTGTGTTTTATCTTTGAGCCTCTTGACAGACTTGAACTGACGACCTGCTGATTACAAATCAGCTGCTCTACCAACTGAGCTAAAGAGGCTTAATGCGATCTGGAAGGGACTCGAACCCTCGACCCCAAGCGTGACAGGCTTGTATTCTAACCAGCTGAACTACCAGACCATTTTTTTGCGGAGAGGGAGGGATTCGAACCCCCGGTACCTTGCAGTACGCCAGTTTTCAAGACTGGTGCATTCGACCACTCTGCCACCTCTCCGGTTGACTACCAATATGTCAAAGAACACACTTTATATGCTTTTAGCATATGTTTGTTTCATCTAATTTGATAAAACTTTTTGCTCAAGTTGAGCGTACACGTCTGGGTTGCTCCTCCTCTTGGGCTCGAACCAAGGACCCTCTGATTAACAGTCAGATGCTCTAACCAACTGAGCTAAGGAGGAATACTTGTGAACCCGACAGGATTCGAACCTGTGACCGTCTGCTTAGAAGGCAGATGCTCTATCCAGCTGAGCTACGAGTCCAATACTTTTGAAGGCTACCTGTTTGTCAGTGTGCGCTAATGACCTTAAGCCGACGTAAAATCTCTTTCACTCCTTCGTATATTATTTGTGCGGATGAAAGGACTCGAACCTTCAAGCTGTAAAGCACTAGTGCCTAAAACTAGCGTGTCTACCAATTTCACCACATCCGCAGCCGAGAATAAATTCTCTAATGTGTAATCAAAAAAACAAATAACTTTTTACTTAATTTATACTCTCAAGTTAGAGTTTGTTTCATAAGAAACTTATATATTCGCTACCTTTTCTGTCTCATTTATTTTTTCAAAGTTGTACTTACCCTTTATGAAATCATTAAGAGCAATACCTTGAGACTTTGCCGTATCGAATTTAGTCCAATCTTCTGCCGAAACACCCTCATATAAATAAGTTGCATGATTAAAGTGAACCGTAAGAGTTTGGTGTTTGTAGTTGTAAGCTGCTGACTTGACCGTAGAGCTATCGTAATGTGAATGTGTTGATGTAATCATATCTAATTATTTAACAACTATTATATGTGTTAAATTAAGATTGTTTCTTACTAATTAGACATTTTGTACAAATATTATCCATTGGTAAACCAAATGGTATAACTATATTACAAGTTGTACAAACTTTATTATTATTTTTAATTGTATTTGAAACTAAAGGGTCATATACACCATATAAGTTATGGTTTTATGCCTGAGGGTAAAATAAAGATTAACCTATTGTTCCTTCTTGGTTAACGACCAATACTCGTTGAGTACCTGACATTACTGTCTCTAAACGTTTAATAGCTGCAATTAAATCTCTAGGCCCTTTATTAGAAGATGGCACTTGTGGTGTAGATGTAGAATTATTTGAATTCAAACCGACAGTATCGCCAATTTTATTACTTACCTTATTAAATGCATTTACAAGTGTTGCTAAACCATTAGAAGAACCATCCATTGCTTCTCCAGCCGCTTCCATAGATGTTGCTATTTGCATAAATAGTTGAATCATAAGTCGCATACCTTCTAAACTATTAGGGTTAGCCATTATATTATTTAGTTCTTGAAATAATTCTTTAGTTTTTTGCGCACCTTGAATATTACTAAGTTTATTACTACTTTCTATTGCACGATCGAAAATCTTTAAAGTATTTTCAATACCATATCTTTCACCGTTCTTTGTACTACTGCCATAACGCTTTGCTCTACTATCTGGATCACCAAGCCTTTCCATCTGAAAAAGAATATTATGAACTGGATCAAAATCATCTTCAGTATACTTTGCGAATTTCGCCATAGCGGAAGACATGGCTGTTAACGCAGGTCCTGCTTTTTGAATAACATTTATATTCTTTCCTATTTTAGTTATCAAATCCAGTGCGGTATCCTTATTTTCTGCAGCTGCTGAATCACCACCCGTCCATAGATTTGCAATACTATTGCCTAAATCTTTAACCGCATCAATGCTACCACTGACAAAACTCCCTATACTTTGGGCAACATTACCAACACTTACAGCAGCTACAAACGCAGCCCAACCAGCACCAAGTTTTGTAAGACCTAATGCTAAAGGCCCCATATTTTCAATACCGATTTTATTCATAAAATAAGATAAGGTATCTGCTAAAACATTAAAAGGTGCTAACATTACTTCTCCAAAAGTAGTTGCAACAGCAGCCGGATCATCTGGTCCAAATTTATCAAATAACCAAAGACCCGCTGCAATAGCCCCCATTAATAGTGAAATACCAAGAGTTCCTAATAATAATGCTTGCGGTCCCATCTTAGAAACTAAAGCCAAGGCTGCTAATGGTATAACAAATGCTAACAACCCTATTGCAGTTTTAAATGCCCATTCAGTATCTATTGGATTTGAATAATCAGCATCAGCACCTGGACCCAATAAATTCCATAAATAAATACCTGCAGCTAAAGCTCCAAATAATACTGGTATACCCAATGCCGTCATTATAAATCCTTTTACACTAAGGTCAGCAACGGCTTTAGAAACTCCATAAAATACTAAAGTACCAATTGCAGCAAGTACCGCAAGTTGTCCTAACCATTTCCATTCTGGTAGCGCTGGATAAGTATCTGGCATTGTAGCGTTTAAAGCATGTATACCTAAACCTAAAGCACCCATCATTAATGGTAATGCGATAGCTGCACCTGCGACTGCAATTGCAACAGCCATTGGGTTTGAAGCTATACTTGACATTGATTCTATAATAGCGCCAAATGCAAATGCAACTGGAATCATTGCAAAACCAATTACACCAGCAATAAGAGCTTTTTTCATTACACTTTCATCATTTGGCATGTATTGTAAAATATATGCAGCTGCTACAATAGCACCACTCATTGCTATTAAACTAATAAACGTTCCACCAATAGCGGCAACCATACCCATAATATCACTACCCGATTTGCTTCCTCCCCCAATACCACTTACTTCTAAATCAGTAGATGATTTCATGTTTGCTAATATAGACATCACTTGCGTGAATGCAAAAGCCACAGGTACTAATGCAACCGCAACTAATATTGCCATACCTAATTTAGGGTACAATGTTTTGTCTGCTGGCATATACTGTAAAATAGATGCAGAAGCTACAATTCCAGCGGACATTGCAAGTAATGAAATAAACGCACCACCAACTGATGCCACAATACCCATAATATCAATACCAGATGTACTAATATCCGCACCACCATAACTAATAGTTGATGTGCTTTTTATAGAACCTAACGACGCTATTAATTTAGAAAATGCGGGTGCCATTAACATTAATACACCAACAGTACCTAATGCAATACCAAATTTAGTTAAAATATCTTTACTGGGTGCTGATGGTATCATCATAAAAATACCCGCAGCTAAAGAAATAGCCGCTGCCATGGCTACAATACCAATACCAGCCCCGATTGCTTTACTAGCAGATTTACCTATTGATTTAAAATCAAAACCACCAACAGCAACACCCGTAGATTTTTTTTCGCCGCCTTTACTAACAACAACATCTCTAATTTGTTCTAAAATTTTATTTTGAACAGATATTAATTCAGTAATTTTATCAAGCGATGTAGACATCGAATTAACATTACTATCAATATTAGTCAATTTCTCTGCATTACCACTAGCAATGCCTTCTATTTTAGAAAGTATATTATTACCTAAAATAGAATTTTGTGTTAATTTACCAATACCAGCAGATGTTGGAATACCCTTTGATGCCATTAATTAATTACTTGTTTGATTTTAGCATTTTTGTATATATCTATAAAAAATTAAGGGCGGGGCGTAAAACCCCACCCTTAAAGTTATATTTTAGGGACGTTAACCCTAGGTTGATTAAATTTTGGCATACTAGGTTGTTTGTATGTCGACCTTGTATCATCTATTTGAGCTGATTGCCTTTCATTAGCATCCTTCTCTTGTTTTAAATACTCTGTTAGATCTTTAACTAAATAATGATACTCGTAAAATGGTAATTGTTCCAATTCACTCGGTTGCAAATGTAGTTTAAGATAGATATAAAACTTCGTCTTAAAGAAGTTCTCCAGCGATATCTTGAATAATGAACAAAGATTTGAGTCCGTCACGAAACCCAATCGGGACATCCTCCACGCCGTCCCCTAAATCTACTTTCATAGTTGGTTTAATACCCATTTTCATTTGTTCCGCAAGCTTATAAATTAAAGAATACTTTCTATGGTCCCATCCATTCATTTCAACTTCAAGCTGAAATAATGATTTATCATTAAATGATCTCCAGTCCGTAATTATAAAAGGCATTACTTGTAAAAGTGACTGGTCTATATTAAGACCTCTAAGTTGACGGTCTTTAATATATTTAGTAACTTGTTCCATAATACCGATTGACGGTGGTCTCATTTCAATAGTACCAAACGATTTGGTTTCAATAAAAAATCTTCTAGATTCTTCATTGTAGTATTTATCTAAACTTGAATCAATATTAAAGTATTGTAGATATTCAGTTTTAAGTTCAACTTCATGTTTAGTACCCATTTTAGATTCATGATTAATCTTAAGAGTATTTTCAGGTTCTGGGAACGTAAGGTCTCTTACAGATAATAGAATATAAAATCTATCTTCTTCACAAATATCTTTCGGTGCAAACTTACTAGACTTTGACGATACCATGATACAAGCTTTAACTATTTCATTTAACTTTTCGTCAATATCTATTAAACTAGATTCATCAATTGTTGAAAAATGTCTAATTTCAGCAACAGTTGCTGCTTTAATTTTAATAACAGCATCTTCAGGATAAAACATACCCCTAGATGGTAGTGCACTAATATCTATATGCATCCAACCCAAATGTGAATCTGCGTCTAATGTATCATTTACAAATTTAGACATAGTGGCTTTACCTAAACCATTTTGCTTTACTTCGTTAATAATTTCCTGGTCTTTTCCTTCGACCATATCCTGATATGGATCTTTCATGTTTTGATCTTCGCTCATGTTTATTTCTTTTTAAGTTGTTTTAATTTTTCTTTGCCGAAGATTTTGTCTTCTTCGTCTCGTAATTCTATTTCAGTTCTAATTAATTCTCTAATAAATGCCGACATCGATATCGGTCTTTGTCCGTTTTGAATAGCATCGTTTAATATAATTCTATTAAGCATTGATACTTCTTCCTCGGATAACAGGACTTGTAGTTTATTTGTTAGCTTTGAAGCCATAGTATGATGATATTATATTATCTTTTGTAAGGTTAAAAAGAGAGCGAGTTTTATACAAACTCGCCCTCAAGTATTATTAGTTAATATTAAATTATGCTTTTTCTTCTTTAAAGTTATCACATCTCCAAGTAACATCCATAACTTGTGGTGCCGCGTCTGAATAGTCGCCGCCCTCTAGGAATGGAAGACCTGATGAAATGAAACAATCTTCTAGAGTTACTGTTCTAAAAATGTCACCCTTTCTGTTAAATTGAGTAACAATAATAGTACCAACATAATCTTTCTTAAGACCCATAGCCCCAGTATTTGGGTCATACATAAGATTGTACCAATCTTTTAGTGTCTTATAAGTGTATGCTTGGTTAGCATCGTTTAAGTTAAGTGAAAAGTTAATCGCTAAATCAATCGCAGTGCTTTCTGGTTGAGATGCAAACGAACGAGTAACGAATTTAAACTTCTGTTCTTGTGTACCAATTGCTTTGTTAATTTCAAGACCCGAAATCGAGTTAACTTGTTGTAAAAGCATGTTAGCACCTTGAACACCAGCAGGTGGAAGAATAGTTACCTCAAACAGTGACTGTTGCACTGCTTCAAAGTTTCTACCTTTCTTGCTAGTTTGATCTTGTGAGTAATGTGGAAGTGGCATATCTTCTTTAATCTTTTTTTATATATCCTATATTAATTGAAGTTACCAGATGCAATTTCACCAGTGTTTAAAACTGTTGTTCTTTGAACAACTATTTCTAAACCTTTAACCGGCTCAACAAAAGTATCTAAGATACCAATGTTTGCGTCTATTACTTCGTTCGTATTGTTTGTTGTGTCAATTACGTTTTTGAAATCGTACACACCAGTCTCAGCTTTAACTGATTCCATAAATGAATCTGCTAGAGTTTTAATTTCTAATCTAGTTTGTGGTGTATTGAATTCAAACACATAATCTTTTAGGATTGCAGCAAGACCGTCTTGAATGTAAATAAGAACTTCTCTAACGTGAGCTGAAGAAAGCGCTGATTGTACAGACTGTTGTGCTGTTTTATTACCTAAAATTGTTAGACCCGCACCTCTTTGGAATACAATAGGATTGATTCCAAATGGCTCAAGTACATCTCTATCTGACCTGTCAAATGCATATTCAGCACCAACAATACCAGAACCTGAGATTGAACCTCTTCTTGGACCAGCAACAATAGCCCATGGAGATGAGTCAGTGTACTTGTCAATAAAGTTGTTAGATACGTAAGCTGCTGATGGCATAACGAAATCTTTGTTGTTTTCTCTTACAACTAGTGAAGTATAGTAGAACGCATAATTTGCACCGTCATTAATGCTTGGTAAAGCATATAGTGCAGTTGGGTTCTTATCTAAATTACCACCTGTTGCAATATATTCAACACTAAATGCGCCAAATCCATCAGTAAACGATGGGTTTGTTGATTTCTTAAACTCAGCAATTGATGGTGCGTTTAAGATTGCAGATGCATTTTGTCTTGCTTTAGCAAGTGCTGATAGTTGTACTTTGTTTAAAAGAGTTGTACCATCTAAAGATGCAAATGTATCAATAACATATCTGAAAGAAATATTATCTTTATCAATAAGAGCGTTTGCTAAACCAGAACCTAATGTTACCGCATCTAGTGCAGATTGAATTGGGTTTGGCTTGTCTATGATTACAGCACCGTTGATTGGGAATGTCACGTAATAGTCTGTTGAAGCTTCAAAAGACTTGTAACCTTTCATATCTGTAACTGTAGCCGCTTCAGCTGAAGTATACACTTTATATACAATATCAGAACCTACAGTAGATTTAGCTATTCTAATAACTTTAACCATTCTGTTTGGCTCTTCAGCAATAATATATTGACCTGCTTCTAATGCTAGATTTGGAGCTGGTGCAGATACTACACTTGAAGTATACGTATTGATATTACCGCCTGCAGTTATTGTATAAGCAGCGACATTAACATCAGCAGAGGTCGTGATTGATGATGTAGTTACCGCAGTAACCGCAACATAACCAGTACCAGCGGCATCAAGTATGAAATCAGTAGTTGTGATTCCAGCAGCAACTGGATCAAAACCCGTGAATGTTATTGTGTTAGTTGAAACTGTTGCAGTAGCAGCAGGTGCTATTGTATATGTAGAAATGCTTGTGGCAACATAAGTAGCTGCATTTTCATCGTTTACATTACCCGCATGATCGATAGTAAGAACTACTGAACCACCACCCGAAGATGCACCATTGATAGATATAATTTCTGAATAACCACCACCTTCATTTAGTAAATAATCACCAAGATAAATACCATTAGTATTAGCCCATGTTTCGGCAGTTGGGTCATTTGTAACACCTGTAGCACCTGGTATAACAAGTTGATCTCTAGTTCCAGCCGCGGGTGAACTACCCGATGTACTACCTGCAATAGAAGGCAGTGCCGGTAAAGTGATAGCATTAGTCGTATTTGAACCCGTTGTTAAAGCGTTTGCATTAGGCGTATAAGTAGTTGTTGTTGATGGAGAAGCTGTATAAGTTACAAATGCTCCAGAAGTTTTAGCGTAAACTAAACCAGCGTCAAGGTCAAATGCTCTTGCATCAGCACCAAGTGAATATGACATTGCATCATAAGAAACACCTGCTGTATTTGTGTGACCTACTAAGTCAACTTTAGTACCTGTTTCATCAATAACTGCATCTTCATTAACCGCACAGAATAAACCTGTTCTTCTAGCTTCTGAATTGATAGTCGTTTCAATGTAAAGTGAATTACCTTCTTTGTCAACAAAACCTGGTAATAATGAACCAGTATACTTAGCAAGTAAAGATACTTGTCTTAAGTTTACAAATTCGTCTAATTTGTCAATTTTTAAACCAGCTGTTGTGAAGTATTCACCATAAACTGGATCAGTTGACATTGCAGATGCATTAAAGTCACCTTTAAATACAAATACGTCAACCATGAAATCTGACATGTAATCGAAAGCATTTAAGTAAGAAGGTACATTACCTTCACCATACCAGTCTCTTGCAAGAATATCGAATGATGCTACTTCTTTTGCTTTTCTAACGATAACTGTTATGTTATCTTGTTTGATGTTAGCAAATCTTAAAATGTTATTTGCTCCATCACCAACAACATCATTAAGTGCCTCGTCAGAAGGTGACCAGAACTTTTCAGTGTTGAAGTAATTGTAATACGCGCTATCACCTGTCAGTTCAGAAGTACTTACTGTACCGTTTGAAACTGGAGCAACATATGAAATTGTATCATTGCTGTCTAATTTAGCTGCGTTTAATGCTAGGATTGGACCTCTTGTTAGAGCAGCAAGCGCTGATCTGTGGAAGAACATCCCCTTTTTTTCTAGGTTTTTGTCGATTGAACCAAAAACCGCAATAAATTGCTCTGTGGTGCTAATTAGCGTTGGCGTGTTGTAAGGACCCTTTCTAGAGTGACCTATTACCAGTCTAATTCTATCAGCTGGAATATTTGAAGTTTGTGACTTATCAAATTCCAGTCTGTAAACACCTGAACTTTTAAATTGTAATAGTTGTGGACTTAGTGCGTGGATGTTAAACTATATTTTTTTTATTTATGTATATATCTCTATAATTTTTGAAGGTTGCTACAATAAATCATAAATATCATATTGTAAATCACCGTCTCCTTCAAAATCTTTATATAAAACGGTTTCCATTTTAGTATGTAGGTTTTCGTCTATAACGTCTAATAATTCTTCAACCATATCAGCATAATCTGTAGTGCCAAAAAATTCAGAAATTGTAACACATGTCATTACAACATCATCGTTACCATGTTGTCCACCGTATGAGCCGTTTCGCATCACACCAAACATTGAAGCTTCATCAACTGTATTTTTCTCATCAAAAAATATTCTATTTTGTTCAGCTAATTTCTTTAAGTTCTGACACATTACCGGTTTGTTATCAGATTTAACCCTAACACCCGGTTTAAGAGTTCTTGCATCGTGGCGGTGCTTAAACCTAACTATCATTTCTTCATCAAAATCATTTCTTCTTGGAAATGATGTTTGTAGGTACTTTATAAGAATAGACCCATATGTATTGTATTCTATAATAAGTTTAACATTTTCTGAATTAAAAATATCTACAGATAATGTATAAAGAATTTTAGCAAAGTCTTCAATAACGTGTTCATTTGACCTAAAGACGCCTATTTGCTTTAACTTAAAAAAGTCATACATTGCACCGGGGTTCTGTAAAAGATCCATATGATTTTCATCCATCGGCACAATCTCAAACATATTGATAACTGAATAGTCTCCACCGTTACCCTCTGCAATATCTACAGAAAAAGTAAAGTACCTACCATCTTCACCGGCTTCTTCTGGATCAAAGTCTGGGCTCCATTTTAAATAATCCTGCATATCCATATGAATGTTTTCAAACTCTTCTAAATCATAAGGTTGGTATTCTTTTATACCTTTACGTAAATTTTTAAGAGTACCTGGACTAAACAGTAAATTTGATGAACTTACAAACTCATTACCATATTGCCTGTTAAATGCATCTTCAGAACCTAAGTTACCTAATTCTCTTTCGTACCAAGCTTCGTCTCTATCAGGATGCTGCCACCAATCAATACGTGTTGGCTTATACGCATTTTCACCCTTGTCCGCTCCTGAATAAATCTCATAGAACTTGTTAAACCCATTCGGGGTTGAAGTTATGTTGATACGTGAGACCTTAGACGCTGATAGTGTCGGATAAACGTTCTCGTAAAATGTATCAACAATAGAACTGTGTACGTGGGCAAACTCATCAAGATACAAGTTGTGAATAGTAAAACCAATACCTGACTTTGCAGTAGTTGATTGACCAACTAAACGACAACCGTTATCACATTTCACATTCATGACATCATACTTAATGACACCGGGCTTCATATAAAATGGTAAATTTTCCATTACAACCTTAGCCTTGTCAATAATTTCTTTAGTAGAATCTGACTTGTTGGCTAAAAGTAATGTAGTCTTATCAAAGTTAAACACTAAATACCAAGCGTTAAAGATTGATGCCGTAACTGTTTTACCCATTTGTCGAGAAGCCAACACAATATTAAATCTATTATGCTGAAAATCTTTAAGTAATTCCCTTTGATAATCACGAAGTTTTACCTGCATAATACCTTCATCAGTCATTACAACGGCATACTTTTCCGCAAAATAAACTATATCATTAGCACACTTAGCTAATTCTTCAATTTCTTCATCAGTGTACTCAAACACAATATTACCCTTCTTCAAAAATTGCTTACCTTCATAAAATGGTAATGCAATCTTTGGACGGTAACCCTGGTCCATCGCAATCATAAGGTCGTTAACTTTTTTAGTTGACCATACTAGCTTTGTCGATTCTGTTGCTGATTCTTCCTTGGGTATCCAAGCATTGTCTCCAGTGTAATCTGCCATTATTCTTTATCTTCAACTTCTACATCTTCAATATCATTATCGATACCGGCTCTAATCTTAGACATGAGGTCTCTAGTACCTCTTTGTACATTACCACCATCATTGTTGCCACCCGCAGCATCGGTTGTAATTTGTCTATTTGTTTTTTCTTTATAGATATCAGCATCACGTGCAATACGCTTTACTGATTCTTCAGTAGCCATTAGATACATTGTCTGCGACTTAATAATATCAAGCATTGATTTCTGTAACGTTGCTAAAACCTCAAACATCCTTGGTGCTAATTCACCATCTTCAATAGTTTGTAAAAGAGTCGTTAATGCACGCTCACCAGCTTGAAGCTGATAAACTAATGAACTCATTGTCATTTCGTCCATTTTCTTTTTAGCTTTAACGTATTCATCATGTTCAATAATATCCGCATCCAGATAAAACTTCATCAATGATGTTATAGTTTTTTTCGCTTGTATATCGGCCTTACCCTTTACCTCACCATAATCAAATGGTTTATAATGGTCTGCCGTTGTTGGGAGTTTTGGATCTATATCAATAATACCTTCAATTGACTCATCGTCGCCTATAAGGCTATCTAATTCATTCCTAATCTCATCCGCTTGTGAACGGATATTCTTCTTATCTTCACCCATAAATATATTCTGTTAATATGATATTATATATATCTAACTATTAACGAGCGTTATGGTATCTTTGATAAGAAAGTGATGGAATTGCGTTATCAATCATTAATGCTAAATGAGCATCTCTAACAAGTGATTGGTTTAAAATATTGTGGTGTTGTTCTTCTTCGATAGTCTTTTTCCACAATCTTAAATTTGTTAATTTTAGCAAACCACCCTTTAATCGGTATGGCCTGTCTAATTCCCAAATAAATGCTTGAGTCAATGATTTTGTTTCATTAAATTGTAACTGGAGGTTATTAGTAGCATCCTGTGGTCTATTTCTATTATTAGCCTGGTCAAGGTAATAAATACTCACACTCAATTCACGGAATGTATTTGACATATTAACAACTAAACCGTACCACTCAGTAGAACTTAGAATCATATTATGTAAGAACAAGTGTGATTGCCCGTTAATTGTAATCTCTAAATTGTTTGAAGATATTTTAATATTAAGACCTTCGCTAAATTGGTCGCCGTTTAATATTTGATAGTGCGATGTATCGGTTGTGTCAAAACCCGGTGAGAACCATGTTGTAAATGCTAAATTATCGTCAATAGATTGTTTTGCCTGTAATGCATAATCAATAGCTGTATCATTTGTTGATACTGTTGATAGGTTGTAATAGTTTTTAGAAACAATAGTCCATCTATTTTTAAGGTCAAAGTCAACAATTTTTAATCTAGAGTCAGCGGTTACACGAACGCCATCATCCCAATTATGAATTACAGTTGACAGTTGTTGTGGGTCCGTTGCTTTAACGTACTCGTCTTGTATTTCAGCTCCAAAAATATCTTCAACACCAACCACTAAATTTTCAAGTTCAGCTTCAATAACCGGTGATTTTTCAATAGCAGACCTTTCTTGATACTTACCGAGCATTACTCTCCAGTATGTGTGTTGTACATTAAATTCGTCCGCTAAAGTAACAGACTTTATTTCATACATTTTATTGTTAATCGGTAGGAAAAGATAATCCTTAACTCTTGGTCTATGACCAATACCAAATGTTTTTTCAAATTGGTAATCTGTAATATGAATCTCAAAATCTTCAAAGCCCATACCAAACATATCATACTGTAATGCTTCAGTTGGGAATTCATTACCCGGTACAGAAACTTTTAAATCACCAGATGCGGCAACAGAAAATAAAGAATATTCCATAAAAATAACATCTTTAGTTCTTGTATCTGGTTCAGTTCTGTAATACCTTACCCCATGGCCGAAAATATCACTTGTAATTTCAACAAGCTGATTATATAACTTATCACTCTTACCTAATTGATAAGGCTTAAAATGATTTTCAGATGTTTCACATTCAACCTTTATATTTGCACAACCTGAATAACTATACGGGTCCTCACAATCAATACAGTATTGTGGACAAGCCTCAATAACTCCAGAATCATCAAGCACCGTAAATGTAACATCAATGATACTTATAGAATGACCCGATGAAAGTTTATCAACCTCACATCTTAAATCTAAATAAAGGTCTAATGTCCCATCAAATGTTAATGCAAACAGGTCACCTGGATTACTATCTCTATTCAAAGGTTTAAACTCAGCATACTCTTCACCATTATTAGACCACCTGTATTGATACGTGAAATCATTGTACTGGTCAACATCTAACATGAATGTTGTTTTCGATAAAGTAAAAGGAGCTGGTGCTGCTAATTCGAAATGTATAGGTGAAATCTGATTAGCAACTTCTAAAACTGTATTACCTACAATTATATTGTCACCCGTTGATAAATTGAAATTAGTCCCAAAACCAGAAACTGTAGTGCTACCCTCAATCAGACTTATAGTACCAATTGTATTAGGAGATGATACACCAGCTAGTATAGCAAAATCAGTTACCTGAATAGCATTTTTATACGGTTCTAATAATTTAGCGATTATTACATCGCTTATTTCATTTGCAGTTTGTCCTGTAACCATTATAATATATTAACCACCGTAATCTACGTCAGTTATATCTTTTTTAATATCGTCTTGTGGTTTATAAACTTCACCAGCAATCCAAGAGGCAATAAAACCAGATAACGAAATAAAGTAAATCGATAAACTAGTTAAATTTGCCATATAATAAATACCGAATGCACCTGCAATCACCCATAAAAGAACCACAAGATATATCATGATTTCTCGTCTAGATGACTTTCCTTTTTTAAGAATGCTTGTTTTTTGAGATGGTTTTTTGGTTTCAGCCCATATGTAAGTTGCGACGTAAGCCGTTAATGAGCCAAAATAAGATGCTAATTGTACAAAGTCAACGCCCTTTATAGCACCATACACACCACCAATAACCCAAAGAAAAACTACAATATAAACTAGAGCCTCTCTTTTACCAAAATTCTTAAATAAATCCAACATTTAGTAAATATACTTTTTGTATATATCTACCAATCTGTTTTTAATAAAATATCTGGGTTATCATTTTCAATTTTAAAACTAAGTGTATCTAATATTATTGCAAGCAACTCCGCATCATTATCAGATACAGAAGTATGATTTAAAGCAGCATCTAAAGCATTTAAAATTTTAACTGCCGGTTGAAGTTGATATGGTTTATTTCGTGGAATTAAATCATATTTGTGTAAGATTGGATTAATCTTTTTTAATTCAGCATCTTCAAATATTTCGTTTAATCTAAATGTAGCTTTAACAATTTTAAATGAATATTTTATTTGTGTTGCGTTTTCATTAATCTTGACAGTTCTAGAAAAGTTTCTAGTTTTAGACAATGTTAATTTAATCCATTTTAATCTAGTAAAATCTCCAAGTATTTTATCTAAAAAATATAATGAGTTTGCGTCTGTGTGAATTAAATCAAAAGTGATAGCTCTAATTTTCATTAGGTCTCTCTTAAAATTTAAATTTAACATCATCTGTAATTGATATGGTGTAACAAGTATAGAATCTTCGTCAATTTGTGTATAATCAACCTGATTAAGACACTTTGTCCATATTAAATTATCATAATGATTAAATTTATATAGTGTGATATCTATGATATCACACAAGCTTGCAGTGTCAATATGATTCATATCAATATACTTGAATACTTTTTTCAATAACTTGCAACTCAGTGTTTAAAGCATCTGGTGCAAACTTCTGCATTTCATTAAATTCGCGGCGACCTATTTCATATTTCTTTAAATAGACTTCAATAGTTTCGTCTTTAGGTATATATTGATTTTTATTAATTGCCGCTTTAGGCATTTTTTTAGTTTTAGTGTAAATCCAACCAGGTACACTTGTAAAACGTCGAGCTAGTATTGACCATGCATCCACAACATAGGAACCATCAATACCGTTAATATTAAAAGCATTGGCGTTGTCTGGATACTTTATTGCAAAAAACCTATTTATCATAAAGAAATGACGCTTCTTGTTATGTTGTAAAATAGCCTTATATTGTTTAGGCTTTGTAAACATAATTTTTATGAAGTCAAATAGTTTGGTTTCGTCAAGCATTAGAATAAATTGTTAAGGCTTTTAGTTTTAGGTTCTTCTTCTTTTTTAGTTGGGTCGTCTACAAGTTTTAATCCACTGAATGGATCTAAATTATCTGGAACAGTTTCACCCGCTTTTTTAGTCCAAGGCGTACCTTCAAGAATACGTTCCATCTGTGTAATATTATATACGTTTAAGTCTGGATTGTTTATCTCTATATCATTATACATGGCTTCCATAATTGGCTCCGGAATAGTTCTAACGTGTAACAACATTAACTGGATGTTTAGCTTCAATACATTTTTAATAATTGCTAATTCAGCGTTACCAATTACACGGTAAATAACGTCAGACATTCTGTCAATACATTCAGGTATAAACAGGTGCTCAACTTCAAATCGCCCGTAATCTTTTTCATATTGAGCCAATACTTTATCAGCTTGCTTGTCGGTAATTGAGAATGTACGAACCTTACCGTTCTTCATGGTTTTGGTATAAGTAACAACGGACATAATGTTATCAGACTTATCACCTATAAGAATCTTTTTAAAGATAAATGCGCGAGAATCAATTTCTTGAATGTTAACTTTGTTGCTTTTAATCCAAGCTTTGATTTTAGATTTAATACCATCAGAATGAATATCGTCATTGTTTAAGTTAAACAGTAATTCATCATTAGATAATTGTTCACTTGTGGATGTTTCAAGTAAATCGTTGAAACCTTCAAATGTTAATAGATTACGCTTTGTGTTGTAATACCAAAGTGTATAACCATCAGTCGCTTGCGTGTAATCAACAAGCTGAATAAGGTCACGGTCACCAGTCCATACAATACAGTTTTTACCTTGATTATTTAACTCGGTCGCACGAGCAAATAGAATGTCATCTGCCTCAGCGCCTGGTGTTTGCTGTATAACCACACCACTTTTAGCCAAGAGTGCTCTAAACTCGTCGTATATGCGATACACAGCAGCCCAGTTAACAGTTTCATCTGCTTTACGTGTACCTTTGTATTCAGCTTCTGGATAAAAGTCTTTACGCCAAGATTTAGAATCAACCGCAATAACGACCTCATCTACAAAATCTTTCATCTTACGCATTTCAGATGCGAAATCAATACAAAGCTTACGCATGAATTGACCTTGGTCTTTTTCAGTCTCAAGAAGTTGTTTACCACTTCTACGTGGCATGACATATAACCTACTATATACAAAGTAGTTACCGTCAATCATTAAAGTGTGCTTTCCTAATTTCATAATATATGTCTTTTGTATGTCACTAATATAAGCAAAAAAAGTGACAAATAAAAATTATTGTATAACTATTGTCTGTATTTTATAAATACAAGATAACATTGTAATCACAGGATCAATCACCTGGTTGCGTTGAGCTTGGTGTTCTGCAACTGTAATAATAATCTGCGGTATAAATCTAACAGCATTGGACTTTTCAGCTTGAATATACTCAATAAACTCTTGACCGAGTGTTTGTAACACATCGTCTACTCTATTTGCATATTCAGAAACTAATAACTTGTAGTTTTTAGCAGGGTCTGTTTCATTGAATATTAATTCAAATACATCTTTGTATACTGAATTGAATCGCTTAACATCATCAACTGTAATATTATCAGTACCCTGTGCTTTGTAACCTTGTAATTTATTAAGAGTTGTACGAAGGTCTGGAAAGTTACGACGAACAAACTCAACAAGGGCTGGTTTTTCAATGGTCATTCCTTCACTTCCAGTAATATCATAAACACGCTTGATATATTTCTTAGTTAATTCAGACTCTTCATCTTTGTCAAAGTCAAAGTTCAACACTTCAAAACGTGAAAGTATAGGGTCTGGTAACTTATTGATATAGTTACAAGTTGCAATAAATCTTGAATTAGATGCGAATGTCTCCATAGTTGCACGAAGTGCTTTGAAGAATTGATCAGATACACCATCAACCTCATCTAAAATAACAACCTTGAATTTATCACGGTCATCTAAGATAGACATTGTTGAACAAAAGTCTGTAATCCTCGTACGAATAACATCAACTGAAGTATCTGTTGATGCATTTATGTAAAGATATGGTAGGTCATACTGATTAACCAACGCTTTAGCAGTTGATGTCTTGCCAGTACCCGGTGAACCTGCAAATAACATGTTCTGTTGTACGCCGTTCATGAATTTCTTCATTACACGGTCTGGAAGAATTAGACTATCTAGATTCTTTGGGCGGTACTTCTCAGTGAAAAGTTGATTTATTGAACTCATCTATATATATTTTTACAATTATTATATGAAATAATTGCATTTAGTTTCAAAAATAAATAGGGTATATAAGTAAATTAAGCTTAAATATGATACCGAAAATTATTCATCAGATTTGGATTGGTCATGAACCAACACTTTTGTATATTAAAGAATTCATGCAACAGGTGAAGGATATGCACCCTGATTGGGAATACAGGTTATATGGTAATAAAGAAATATTTGAAGATCTTTATTCTGATGATAAGTTTATCCAGAGCTATAAAAAAGACATGGGTACTTTTTTTAAACCGGCACATATCGCTGACCGCGCTAGACTTTTATTACTAAGGGATTTTGGTGGTGTTTATGTTGATGCAGATGCAGAACCAATTCAATCTTTTAATAATGTGCTTGCCGAACTTCATAATAAAACTACATTCTTTGGTGGTGTAAGATACGAAGGGCAAGACGGTAATAAAAGCGCTTTAATTGATTGCACTGTAATGGGTGCCAGTCCTAATTCTAGAATTGTTAATGAATGTCTTTCTATTTATAAAAACGTTGATTGGGCCTGGGGTGGTAAAACTTTATCCGCTAAAATGTTTAAAAACATTGGACCAGATACTTGCCTATTTAATTACGAATATTTTTATGACAATAAAATTACTGAAAAAACTATTGTCATGCACGATAAGCCTGGGAACAGACTTTGGTCTTGGAAATAATCTCAAATGGCACAAGCTAAGAAGTATCCACATATTGTTTACAAGACTGGTGTTCGTGGTAAACATGGCATTTCATTTGAATCTTTATCAAAAAGCCACAAGCGACTTTTACTGGAACATCAAAACTTAAGACACATCTCAGATGACCCTCAAGTAATGGGTGCAATCTTCGCTATCTACAGAACTGACACGAAAAGTATAAAACATAAATTGTTTTGGGACTGGACCCCAGAATCACTAAAAAAGATTGAACCACTCAAGGACTCATATGATATGGTCCCGTGGAAGTGTGCACTTTCAGGTCGCCCTATTATGAGCTCAATGAATGATTTCTCACCGACTAACTTTGTACACCCAGATTACTGGGACACTATCGGTAAAAATATAGATATGTTAATTGTTGACAGTTCAGTTGCTTTTCGTATAAAATGTCAAGAGCTCCTAATGAATCAACAAAAGGAGCTCTTGAAATTATTTAAGAGTAACGCTAACCCTAGAAACTTATAGAAGTCTTCTAAACGCGGGG